AACTTCCTTTCTGAAAGAGCAGTATGTACATTAGGTGCAAACAACTTCTTCATATTCTCTGAATAAGAAGATTAATATATTAAAGGGAGGCAATAAATATTCTGATGAGCCTCCCTTTTTTTTAATATAAATTTAATTTTAAATCTTATCAAATGAAAAAACCAATGGAATTTGTCGCAAGACAATACAAATTAACAAGAGAAGCAGCTCCTCTTTCTTTTATGCTGCCAACACGTAACTCACGTAGATTTCCTTTAATGTATTTTGATGAAGACACAGGTGAAAACCGAGCACTTCGTTATGCCAAAAATCAAAAAAGTCCTTTTGAGGATGAACAAGATGGCAATGCAATTTTAGAACCGGTTATCTTTGAAGATGGGTTTTTAAATGTTGGAAAAGAAAATCAAGTACTGCAGAAATTCTTATCATTACATCCTTTAAACGGAAAAAGATTCGTTGAGGTGGATGAAGCAAAAGATGCTGCGGCAATAGTAAATATCCTTAATCTTGAGGTAGATGCTTTAATTGAAGCAAGAAACTTAAGTGTAGATATGGTTGAGAATGTAAGTAGAGTTCTTTTTGGAACAGATACTTCAAGAACCTCAACTGCAGAATTAAGACGTGATATTTTGGTATATGCCAAAAGAGAACCACAAAACTTTATAAATATTCTTGGTGACCCAATGTTAAAGTTACAAGCAAATGTTGCATTGTTCTTTGAAAAAGGTTTACTTGCTTTTAGAAAGAATAGAAAAGAAGTTTGGTTTAACACATCTACTAATAAAACAAGAATGCTTACAGTACCATATGGTGAAGAACCTATGTTTATTGTAGCATCATATCTTCAAAGTGATGAAGGGATTGATGTCCTTAAAATGCTTGAGAAGATGCTTGAAAAATAAAACAATAAAGAGTAAGATTGAAACGAGGGGCTATTTTAAGTCCCTCTTTTTTTTTGCTTATCTTTACCAAAAAGTTTACGATGATAAACACAGTAAGAAATACAGTTCTGTCTGTGCTAAATAAAAACAATTACGGATATCTATCTCCGTCAGATTTTAACTTATTTGCAAAACAAGCACAGTTAGATATCTTTGAGAATTATTTTTATGAGTACAACTATCAGATTAATAAAGAAAATGCACGTCAATCAGGTACGGGCTATGCAGATATACGAAAAGGTATAGAGGAAGCTATTGAAATTTTTTCAGAAACAAAAGGTTTAGTTAGAACTGCTGATAATATTTATTCATTACCATCTCAAACAACAACAGGAGATGATTACTACTTGCTTAATAAAGCATTAGTATATCAAACACTTTTGGACGAGGGTACTACCACGGCAATTTCAGCAGGAACAGGCAATAATAAGTTAATTGATTCTGCCGCTAATTTTACTGCGGATATTAATATTGGGGATATTATCGCATATGAAAACGGTGGGGTACAATACGCTAAAGTTACAGTTAAAGATAACTCAACAACTTTAACAACTAATCGTACAGATTTGAATGCTATTGGTAGGCCTTATGCCATATATAAAAGTACTACAAAATTTGAAGAAGCAGAAAAAGTTACACATAGTAAAATAACTATGTTGAATAATTCTTTACTAACTGCTCCTAACTTAACATTCCCTGCATACACACAGGAGGCTAATGCATTAACTGCATTTCCTAATACCATAGATAGTATAGGACAAGTTCAAGCACAGTACTTAAGATATCCTGCAGAACCAAAATGGACATACGTAACATTAGCAAACGGAACACCTGTATTTAGTCAGAGTCCTGCTGACTATCAAGACTTTGAAATACCTCTTGATGATGAAGTAGGGTTGATTTTAAAAATACTTCAGTACGCAGGAGTTATGATTAGAGAAGCGGATGTTTATTCATTTGCACAAGCAGAAGAAAACCAAGATAACCAAGAAGAAGCATAATGGCATATATATCAGAATTTCAGTACTACGACAATGGAGTTAATCCCCCTGAAGATGTAAATTGGGGCTCATATCAATACGTACCATTGTATGATATAGTAAACAATTTTATGTTGATGTATCAGGGTAATCATAGTCTTGTAAACAATGAAGAGAGATTTAAGATATTGTTTCACGCAAAAAGAGCGATTCAAGAATTAAACTATGATGCTTTTAAAGAAATAAAAGTTTTAGAGTTAGCGGTTGATGATAGTCTGAGATTTGTTTTACCTCCCGATTATGTAAATTGGGTTAGAATTTCTATGTATAGAGATGGTATTTTGTTTCCATTAAGTGAAAACATTCAGGTACAAAGTGCTCAAGCATATCTTCAAGACCAAACAGGAAGAGTTTTATTTGACCAATCAGGAAATATTTTAAGACCTGAAGACTCGTCATTAGACTTTGATAGAATAAAAGGAAGCAAGCCAAGCATTTACTTAGACCAAAACAATGGACAATTTAATGGTCAGACAGGATATAATGTAGATGGGTGTTGGTATTTTGAATATGGTATTGGTGCAAGGTTTGGTTTAAATACAGAAACTGCAAATTCTAATCCAACTTTTACTATAGACAGAAAAGCAGGAGTAATAAACTTTAGTTCAAGCATATCTAATAACTTAGTTGTACTTGAGTACATATCTGACGGTATGGAAGGTGGTGATGACAGTAAGATTACTGTAAACAAGTTATTCGAAGAGTATGTGTACGCATCAATTGAATATGCAATACTTGGTTCTAAATTAAATACACAGGAATACATAGTTGCACGTATGAGAAAACGTAAAACTGCATTACTGAGAAATGCAAAAATTAGAATTAGCAACATACATCCGGGAAGATTATTGATGAATCTGAGAGGTCAGAATAAATGGATAAAATAATATGCCGAATATTTCAAGAAATTTTATACAAGGGAAAATGAACAAGATGGTTGATGAACGACTCGTGCCAAACGGGGAGTACATTGACGGATTAAATATTCGTATGGGTTCTACGGAAGGTTCTGAAATAGGCGTTGTTGAGAACACAAAAGGAAATACTCGACTAACAACACTTACCTATAACGGGATAGCCCTTATTAACGCACGTTGTATTGGTGCGTTTGAAGATGGTGCTAATGAATCTGTGTATTGGTTTATTTCGTCCAACTCAGAGCCTGTATCAACTTCTCCAACAGGAAAGGTAGATATGGTTGTGTCATTCAATACTACATCAAACTTATTAACTTATCATATTATAAGTGTAGATGACGGAGGTGGAGTTAATACTACTTTAAATTTTGATAGTAAATTTCTTATTACAGGAGTTAATAAAATTGAAAACTTAGTTTTTTTTACAGACAATCTTAATCCTCCAAGACAATTTAATATCCTTAAAAACTACGGTAATCCCGTATCAAATATAGATTCGTTTACAGGTGAAGCAATTCAGGTTTTAAAAAGACCGCCCATTACTTCTCCAAGCATTAGACCTTTAATAACTAACTCTGAAGATAATTTTTTAGAAAATAGATTTATTTGTTTTGCTTATAGATATAGATATGAAGACGGAGAATATTCTGCAACTTCACAATTTAGTGAACCTTCTTTTGTTCCTAATATATTTGACTACGATACTGCAACTGCTTTAAATGCAGGAATGTTGAACACCACAAATATGTGTGATGTCACTTATAATTCAGGAGGGCCTCTTGTAAAAGAGATAGACCTTTTGTTTAAAGATATGAATAATTCTATAATTAAAGTTATAGAAAAATTAGATAAAGAGGAATTAGGATATGCTGATAATACAGAATATACTTTTACGTTTAGTAATAGTAAAATTTTTACTATACTTCCGGTAGGAGAAATATTAAGATTATACGATAACGTTCCTAAAATTGCTCAGTCTCAGACTCTTATGGGTAATAGACTTATGTATGGTAACTACTTAGAAGGATACGATTTATCAAGAGAAAATACAGGTAGTCCTGTTTCTCTTGTTCCAACTCAGTTACAATATTTTACAAGTTTAACATCTGAGCAAGTAGGTAGAAGTGATTTATCTACAACTACAATTTCAGCTAACTATACTATAAATGGTAATGTAAGTTCTATTGGAACATTTAGTATCAATTTAACTGATAAATTTTTAGTAGCAGGTTCTATTATAGATATATTTCTTAGATGGACATTTAATAGTTACAATGGACAAACTCCTTTTCCTGTAGAAGAACAAGCACCTGTAGATATTAGCTTTCAGTATACTCTTCAGCAAAATTATAGTTCTGCATACGCACTTTCAATTGATGCAGATTTTATTGAAAGAATAGGTAATGCTGCTACAATACAAACAGTACAAAATTCTTGTTCTGCATCAACATTTACAGACCTTTTTAACTGTGAAGTTGATAATGATTTAGATACTTTATTTAAAGTAAATAGTGGTATAAGTGCAATAGCACAACCAATAAAGATTATTTCTTTTCCTTCATCAGAACTAATATTTTTTCAAATACCTGCAGTACAATATGTTGACTCATTAGTACCTGCAAATGTTACACAAACAGTTTATTCTTATTACGATATAACACTTGCTCAAGCAGCTTTTCAAGAAATTGGAGACCCTAAAAGTTTAAAAAGTAATAGAGATTATGAAATAGGTATTGTTTATATGGATGATTATAACAGAGCATCATCTGCTCTTGTTAGTCCTAATAATACTCAACACGTTGGATGTTCTTTATCAGATTCAGTAAATAAAATAAACGTAACAATTCCTATTCAACAGATAGCACCATCGTGGGCTAAAAGATATAAATTTTGTATCAAGCCTGATAAGGGAGAATATGATATTATTTATTCAAATTTCTTTTTTAGAGACCCAACATCAGGTGCTAATTATTTCTTACTTGACGGACAAAACTCTCAAAAAATTGAAGAAGGAGATGAGTTACTTGTTAAGACAGATACCAATGGTGTCGTGCAAAGATGTACAAGAACAACTGTATTAGAAAAGAAAGCACAACCAAGAGATTTTTTAGACCCTCCTCCGATAAATTCAGCAGATGCAGATATTGCAGTTCCTTCAGGAGTTTATATGAAAATAAGAGCAAATAATTTTAACACAATACTTGGAGATTATCCTGTTATTGCTTATGGTGAAAAGGTAAGAGGGCCAAATTCAGGTGGATGTCAGTTGATACAATACCCTGTTGATGTAGAAAATATTGCAGCACCCGGACAATTTATTGATTATACAGTACCACAAGGTTCTCGTATAAATATGGTTATTAAAAATTTAAGACGAGGTAAAAATAACGTTGGAGAAAAACGTTGGGAAGTAGAAGCTAAATTTGTATCAAGTGATTTATATACTAATTTTAAAAATTGGTTTGAAGGAGATAGTATAGCAGCAGCATTAGAGGCACAAGCAACTAATATAGTTGGTGGTATGGAAGGGCCAAATTATAATGCTACGACTTTAGAAAACTGTGGTTACTCTCTGCTTTCTTGTAGATTTAATACTACAGGTGCAGGTACTCTTCAGCAACGTACATTTTTTGAAGTAAGAAGTTCAAAAGGTTATAGAGGTAATAACCGTAAAGCAGTTCGTATAGAAGTTGATATTGTAGTTATTAGAGCAGAAGATACAATTGTTTTTGAATCAGATTCACAAGATGCAGAACCGGATTTATGGTATGAGTCTTCAGACTCGTTTGCAATTGATGCAATAGGTCAGCATAGTGGTAATACACAAAATCAAGTATTTTCTACTAACACACCTGCTATAATTAAAACTGATTTTTTTAATTGTTTTGCTTTTGGAAATGGAGTAGAAAGTTTTAAGATACAAGATTCTATTACAGGAAGACCTTTGGTCTTAGGTAACAGAGCACTTACAACTCAAGGTACAGAATTCGAACAAGCAGAAAGATTATCTGATATTACTTATAGTGGTATCTATAATGAAGAATCAAACGTTAATAAACTAAATGAGTTTAACGGAGGCTTGCTAAATTTTAAATCATTAGAAGCATCGTTTGGGCCTATTCAAAAACTTTTTGCAAGAGAGACAGATGTTCTTGTTTTGCAGGAAGATAAAATATCATATGTGTTGGCAGGTAAGAATTTACTTTCTGATGCAGGTGCAGGAAATTTATTAACTACAGTACCGGAAGTATTAGGAACTCAGATTGCAAGGATTGAAGAGTTTGGTATAAGTAGCAACCCTGAAAGTTTTGCAATATATGGTGCTTCTAAATATTTTACTGATGCCAAAAGAGGAGCGGTAATAATGTTGAAAGGACAAAGTGCAAGAGATGAGCAACTACAAGTTGTATCTACATTTGGATTGAGAGGTTACTTTAGAGATTTATTTCAAACTTCTTTTCAGACTCAAAAGTTAGGTGGTTTCGACCCTTATATGAACGAGTATGTTTTGAGTAACAATCAGATTAAAATACCTTCTCCTGTTCCTTGTTTAAATTGTGGAATTACACAAACGTTTACATCATCATCAGCGAAGACATATTCATTCTGTGTTAATTTTGGAAGTCTTGTAGGTGATGTGAATTTAACTTATAAGTTTCTTTCTGCTGAAGGTAATAGTATTAATTTAGCTGCAACATATAATGGCGTTACGGTAAATACAGGAGCGGTAACTGCAAATGGAGTTTTAACATTTGACAAAGATAAAGTAAATGAAGAATCTGCTGATATTGTTTTTACTGCTAATGGTGCAGGTACAGTAGAATTAACTTATGCTTGTCCTGCTGCAGATAGTATTACAATACAATTAGTACAGGTAAACTCTGCTAACAATGGAGGTGAGTTTATTACTAATGAATATAGATGGAAAGACGGAACTTTTGTTTCACCATTACATAAAGAAAATGTAAAGTTTGCTACAGGAAATTCACCAATTGTTTCTTTGTATAAAAGTATACAAGGATTACAAGGTGGAGGAGTTATACCTGCTGATGGTTCTGTTGTAACTATGTTATCTAATAAAATACAAACTGATGATTACAATTTTGTTTTGACTCAAGATAAATTTAGATTTCTTAGGTCGAACACTTTATATAATAATAATTCCGCAGATATAACTGCATTAATTACTGCATCTGCAATTGCAACTCCTATCGCAGAACCGAGCAATGGTAATACTGCTTTTTCTGCAGAATTTACTATGCCAAGTGTAGGAACGTATTTGTATTTAATTTGGGATTATAGAAATAGTACATCAGTAACTTTATGTGCAGGAGCAAGTCCAACATTAGCGTGTTGTGGATGTTCCCCAACACCTTAATAAAAATTTAATTATGGCAGCTTTTTTTTTAGATGGAATAACATTAGGCAATTCAACGGCAGTTTTTACAAATGCCGAATTGACAACACTTGCACCTGACCAATTTTATTCAGATAATACTATAAGTAGAGAACAAGTATCAGGTAAATTATTACCGCAACAGGTATGTCCTTCTTGTGCAGTATCTTGTGG